GGATTAACTTCTACACGCTTTTCTTCTAGCGTACTAGCTAGTGCTTCTAGGTTATGTTTGTGTTCGTATGCTTGTGCAATGTCTGCATAAAAGGTATCATACGGTCCAACTGGCTCGGGTGGTACGATGATAGCATCTCTTTTTTCATTAAGCTCGTGTATGTGTGCAAGCTCTGCATCCAGTTTGTCTTTAAGATCTTTTTCGTACGCTTCATGGGTATCTAAATGAGCGGTATCTTGTCCGCAAGTAGGACAAGATCCTTCTTTAGCACTTTCTAAACTACTAGTAATATCGTTAAATCGTGTTTGTGCACGGGTAAAACTAGACTCGATACTTTTTAGTTCTTTTTCTAGCGCAGTTGATGTAGATTTCCAATCGTTATATGATGCATTATATTGGTGGTGCTCAATTTCTTCTTCGATATTAATTTCATGCATGGTAACAATGCTTTTTTCGAATTCAGCCACCTTAGCGGCATGTGAGTTTCTCCACGCAGCGCCTTTTACTTCGATGTCTCGTATATTTTTTTCGATACGCTTGTTTGATTCTTTTATAGTATTGATACGAGTTTCTTCGTCGCGAATTTCTTCCTTAACAGCACGTACCAGTTCTTTAAGCAGTTCAGCTTTAGCACTAAGATCAGTTATGCCTAGTAGTTGCTCAATCATCTCGCGCTGGTCAGACGCTCTCATACTAAGGAATGGCTCAGTGTATGTGTTTAGCGCAACAATGTGCTTAAACATATTGTGCGGAAAGCCGATTATCTTTTCGATTTCTTTTTGAGTTTCGCGACTGTCACCTTGCGCTTCATCGTCTTGCATTGCGGTGTCGTTGAGAAACAATCGTAACACATTGGGACGACGACCTCGCTCAATGCGATACTTATTACTACCGACCTCAAATTCTGTACTTACAAGCATTTGCTTGCCATTAGTTTTATTAATGAGATTATCTTTTTTGATTGATGTTAAGGCCTCGCCATACAGTGCATAGCTTAGCGCATTAATTATAGTGGTTTTTCCTGTTCCGTTACGAGACCCATCGCCGCCTAAATCTAGGTTTTGACCCAGTACAAGAGTAAGCTGACTGTTTTCAAAATTAACAGCTTGAGTCTGCGCACCGATACTCATAAAATTTCTTGCTGATACGTTCTTAATCTTGAGCATTAAAGTTCTAGTCCGTTGTAAATTGACACAAGTTTTTCTTTGTCAATTGTAGTTGATTCAATAGTGTCCAGCTGCGATAACACAATGTGATCAACACTTTCGAAAGCTATGTCGCCACCTTCAAACTCTTCTTCTTCTTTTATAGGAAGTAGATGTATTTCGCGCACATTATATTGTTCAGCAAACTTTTCTTTAATAAACGTAGCTTCTTCGTAACTAATATCAATATCTAACTTAACTCGCGCATGTGTATATTTGTCTAACAATTCGGCATGCTTATCGATTAGCTCACTTAGCAGCATCACCTTATACTTAGGACACTCTTTCCAGTTTACAAAAATAGGTTCTTTGTCCCATTCGAGAAACATAGCACCGCGATCCGTATCACCGGCGTCGGCAAAATTGTGAGGAAAACAGTTTCCAATATAGTGTATATTATTCTTATATTGCCGCTTGTGAAAGTGACCAGAAAAAACATATTCGGGCCCTGTAAGGTGCTCAGCTTTCAGCCCGCCATGGTCCGGCATTTCTATCATTGCATTCATTTTAAAATGCGGAAGCTCGAGATGTCCGAACATATATTTGGCTTTGATTTTTTTAACTTTCTTCCATTCGTCGCCAATTAACCATGGCACAATAGCTACATCGTCTTTTGTGTAGATATCGTCAACAAACACAAAGTTTTCGAGATCGCGAGCATACTCTACACTGTTTAGGTCACGTTTGTCTTTGTAATAAAGATCGTGATTGCCAGTAATAAAATATACTGTGTTAAACGCATTGTTTAGTTTTTTGAACAACCGTATGCTAACATTGAGACTGCTAACATTAACGCTTGCGCGATGATGGCTCCAGTCTCCCATGAAAATGCACGTTTCGGCATCGCGAGCTTTTGATTCAGCAATAAACCAATCGATAAATCGCTCGCAGTCGTCGTTGTGTAGTTTGCTGTTATTCTTGAGGCCTACATGCAAATCCGTGCAGACCGCAGCCTTCTTAAAGAGTTGTGACATATTGTGCCCATTATGTTGTTATAATTAGTTAGCAGACACTAGTATACTAGTGCGAAAATACTGAATCAGTTTTCTTCTGATTCAGCACTTTCGCGAAGCTGTCGCACTTCTTCTTCGTGCTTGAGCTGTCGTGTGTAACTGGGCATGTGTCCTTGATCAATGAGAATGTCGTCGCGAATAGTTTGGTTGCGCTTTTCGATGTTGAGAACACGAGTGAAGCTATTGCTAACGGCTGCGGTGTAGTAGGCAAATGGGTTGTCACTTTTTGCTTCGTTGAACTGCAAGCCCACTTGGCTAAGCTGTACCAGCGCCTGTCCACGCATTTCGTCAACGTATGTATTGCCAGTAAGGTAAACTTTGCCATTGCGACGTGCCACGAAACATCCAAACTCAGTCTTTGGGCACCAAACTATACCTTTGTAATCAACAGTTGGGTTATTCGGGAAATTAATTTTTTCCTTTCCTGGGCTTATTCTTTCACTGCCGTTATTTTTACCATTGTGCATATCAATACACTCACCTCTGGTTGTGTTCTTTGCAAATGTATGAATGGTGTAACAACTAGTTGGTTTCCCGTAAGATACAATGTGGTTTAATTTAGAATTTGTTTTTTGTCCGGCGATAGCACATAATGCCTGGTATAAATCCACATGCATTTTATCTTTTTGGCAATAGCTATTGTATTGCTTATATTGTCCTCTTCGCCATCCGTCACCGTCAACCATGGTCTCAATCAACAGTTTTCGTTGAGAAGACGACAGTGCAACTACAAAATTCATTGTGACGTTTTTGTCCGGTAACAATTTCATTAGGTATTTAGAATGTTTAACACAAATTAAAAACCTAATATTTCCCTTGTGATCCATTGACTCTGTGTGTTTGTAGTCTAAGTTACCGAGACACTGCCTGATGCGATCGGCGTATGCGCCTTTGTTTTGATAAATTGACACTAGATTCTTTTTAGGCTGGAAATTACCTTCTGTAATTATCCAGCCTACTAATTCAACTAGATCGTCGTCGTACACAGCATCGTGTGTTGTTTTAACTTCGGACCCCATTAACACCACTCGATCAGATTCAAGTAAGTATTCAACCCGTGTCATTCCGTGTTCGGTGACGAGTTTATGTCCGGGTGTAATTAATGCATCCATACCTTTGCAATCTAACTTAAACATTTTACCATCGTATTCATCTGAAAAAATAGAATCAACAGTTGACCACTTTAACTCACCGCTTTCGTAAGAAAGTATATTGTCTTGTGTTGTAATTTCATTGTGCTTCATCCAGCCACGTTGTGTTAGTGCTTCGGTCTCTTCATCTACACAATAGCCACGCCAGTTTGCACGATGGCCATAACGCTCCACCAGCTTGAGAAACATTGTGCCTAGCTTATTAGTAACGCGACCGCCATCGACGCTAAAATTGCCAGTATCTAGATCGCCTGTCCAGTGAGACCGAACCACTTCAGTTAGGTCCCCGTTTATATACGCATATTGCTTAAAAGGAGGAAAATTAACCTTGCTTTTTGTGTCAGCGACAGTTTTAGGATTTTTCTTACGACCGGGCTCTAGGGGAATATGATCGAATGTCATTACCCGGAATACAACACCGTCATCATCAATTGAATCAACGCTTACTGCAAAATCTTTTTGCTTTGGTTTATTACGATAATCGTCAGTGTAATTTTTCATAGCGTCAGCATACGCATCTGCTTGTAATCTTGCTGTGTGATTTTTCTTAGCAAGTTTTAGATTTTTCTTGTTAATATCTTTGATGTCATCTAAGATTACGTCAAACTGTTCATATTTGCTATCCAGACTCCAGCAAAAAGTCATCTTACTTTTATGAATTTCACGTAAGATGTCTTTGTTATTAAGATAATTTACTTTTTTAGGTTGTGCCACGAAGAACTCCTGCATATTATTATTAAGTACTAAGTATACACTATATATAGCGTATGTCAACTAATTCTAGGCCAGAAAATGGATAAAGATGATAATTAAACCGGCAGCGTTACCACAACAAAAAATGAATTTAGGTTTTGTTGAGTCGTTGTTTACCAGTCGACCTACACCATTTGAGCAGGTGTACGACACCATGCGAACAGAATTCAGCACCACTCTGCTAAAAAAATTATCAGCTACTGGTATAGAAATAAACACGACGCCTTGCTCATTGTTCAATATGGACACTAGCGACGAATGTATTTACGAAGTGTTTACCAATGATTTATTGTCGTTGCCGCCTAGACTATTAAAACAGCTAGATAGGTATAATCTTCTTATATCTGATACAACTGAAGGAGGTTATCGATTTAACAAACTAGAAATCTTGCCAGAAAAATCTAAATTATTATCGTCAGGGTTTAATACAGATCAGCATCATCTGCCTATTTTTATGCTACATGTATACAGTTTAACCAAACATGATTCTACATTATATAACTATTCTGCGCCTAATTATAAAAAACTAGCCATAATTCCTAACCGTAATCCCAGACAGCATCGAATCGCAGCGATCCAGTGCTTACATGATTACGGGTATCTTGATCGCTGCGATTGGTCTACTATAATACATACTGGCAAGACAGTACCTCTTGATTTTTGGCACGGCCCTAACCTCAATCCAGATAATTTAAGCCAGTATTCTGTAATACGAGATAATATATTTCCTAGAGCTATACCGGGCACACGACTAGGGAAAATACATATGAATGCAGTTGAGCCAGCTTGGTACGGCAAATACAAATGGCATATAGCTTTAGAGACTTATCAAGATCATATATTCCCTACAGAAAAAACGTTTAAGAGCTTTATAACCGGCAGCGGCAGTTTACCGGTTGGGTGCAAAGGCATACAGACCAAATTAGAAGAGTTTGGTTTTCGCTTCCAATTTAAATACGACCACCTTGACTACCACAACCAGGTTAAATTTATATGTGAAAACGTACTAGACAAGCACGAGCCTGACCAGGATATAATTAAGCATAACCATGATTTATTATTTAATAGGGAATTCTTAGTTGATAGTTTTGTAAAATGCATGCAAGATACTGTAAAGTAAGCAGTTAATCTCTCTGATAAATACACTGTAACAGGAGATAATGATGTCATTTTTATCAAAAACACTAAGCGAGCTTGCTAAGGACAAAGTTAATAGATTGCCTCAACCGTTTCGCAGCGGTGCAAACACTATTTTAACTGAGGCTTTTCCTGGGCTAGGACCACTATCTAGCGCAAGTGCTAGCAGATTCGGCAATGATGTAAACGGAATAGACCGAGCAGCATTTAACGCAGAATTCGACACGTTTACGCAACCAGCAGCAACAACCGGCGACGTTGGCTCAGCTGAGCTAAACCGATCATACGACTGGCGAGCCAGGTTGCGCCCAAAGAACGGCGGAATTGAAACGCTGTATAAACGTGCCGGAAATACGCCATTGTCAGATGCATTCGGTGATTATCTATTAGCACCGATTGAGGCAAGTGGCGGCTTGGTATGGCAATATACTCCTACAATTTTTATTACAAGTAGTGCTGATTACCACATGCATGAACTAGTTGGCTCAAACTATGCAATTCCTTCATACATAAAAAGTCGTGGCGTTGATAATAGTTTTCCTGTAACAGCACCATTTACAGCCAATAATATTTACGAAGCGCGTTATCTTTTAGCTGTGTTAACATTCTTAAAGGTAGTTACTAAGTCTTACTATGGCGAAGAAAGCCTGCGAGAAGATGACGATGGTATGGCACGTTACGGCACGCCACCGCCTGTTATGTTGTTCGAGTACTTAGGCGATCATGGATTTAATAAAGTACCTGTAGTAGTAGCTTCGTACACGATGGAATATGCTGACAACGTTGATTATGTTCCGGTAGTAGTAGAAGACAAAACAACTACTTACGTTCCAACCGAAGCACGAATTAGTGTTAACCTAATGCCATATTACACACCTCGTAAATTACGTAAAAAGTTTAGCATAGATGGATTAGCAAACGGGGCTAACTACAAGGATGGATTTATCTAATGCCTACTGCATCAAATTCATTTATTCGTAACCCCGAAATTTTACTCAAGCAGTTTATGGGTATCAATAATCTACCATCGATTCGGCCTTCTGCTGCCGACGAAGAGTACCTCATTGATACCGCATATGACCAACGACCAGATCTCCTAGCACACAATATATACGGCGAATCGAGATTGTGGTGGGTATTTTTCCTCCGTAACCCGGATAGTCTGCGAGATCCTCTAAGAGATTTTTCGGCAGGAAAAACAATAATCTTACCAAGTCAGCAAGCAGTACGCCGTATCACACAGCAGGGATAAGATGCAATTATCTGATTTAGAATATAAAGATCCTATTGTCGGACCGGTGTATGCCAACGCATTAGATTTCTTTGACAGTCCTACTTATAATATACGAATGATATTGTTCCGTAGAGATGTTATGAATGCACTAAGTGACGGTGATTTAGAAAATCCGGATTTTAATCTAAACAATTTTATAACTAAGAATAACGCTGTTATACTAGCACAAACAGGCGTAACAAATCTTCAAATAGACGATCTTACCCTTGAGGCAGCTAGCGCACCTGAACGACTAATACAACGAACAGTAGAATTTACGTTAATAGAGCCAAACAGCGTATCATTTTTAGATCAGTTACTGTTAGCAAAACAATATTTAGGTTACGAGTCATCTAGCGATTTGTCGGTGGTATTAGAAATACGTTTTCAGGGATACTCTTATGATGAGGACGACGAGTCGTACGCAGAAAATGAAGAAGACAGCGGCAAGCCTGTTGTTATAGCTGGACCATATTATTATAAAGTGTACCTCACTGACATACAAGCAAATGTTGATTCGACTGGTGCAAAGTATAATGTTAAGGGTATTATTTTAGAAGACATGGCGCGGGCAAACTTTCTGTTTAAATTTAAACAGACACATCAAACACATGGTAAAAATATTGAAACATATCTAAGAGATTTAGAAATTAAACTAAACTCGGCAGCTGATAATGTTGATGCAATATTTTCAGATGTGTACACAATTGATACTAGCGAGTTATTAGACGATACGTCAGCGCCAATTGAAAATTCTAACGGCCAACAAGAAACACCACTTAAATTAAAATTCCCAGGATTTATCGAAACACCGTTAGACTCAGAAGTTGAACAATCTGTTAGACCGAATACAGAAAATCAAGTTGAGTCATATACAATTCCTGAATACCGCAACGAAAAAGACCAGCAGCCGATATTTACTAATAGAGCACAGGAATCCATCCCCTCAGAGTTTGTATTGTATGCTAACGAGGGCGACAGCATAATTAAATATATACGTAACCTATTAAGTATGTCGCCAATATTCCGCGCACTAACAGAGCGAGATAACAAAGATCTAAACGAAAAAACTGACAACGTTGAGCAAGCAATGAAAAAAGGCTTTGCTACCTATTTTGATGTTAAAACAGATCTACGCCTCGGAGAGTTCGACCCTAAGCGTAAAATATATAGACGCTTGATTACGTTTACCCCGTTTTTATATCAAACTAGTCGTAACGATACATCAGACAAGGAAACCGAAACAGTTATTACTCGTGACTTTGCAGTAGCCCGAACATTAAATTATCGTCAGAGTAACTCGCTATCTAAGGCATATCATTATTTGTTTACAGGAATGAATGATCAGATTCTGAATTTAGACTTAGAACTTACGTCGGGCATAGCACTATTAACTACATCATTGGGTGGATCAATAGGTGAGCATGCTACAGTTTCTGCTGTTAAAGCAAATCCGAACATCAATACAACGCAGGAACAAGTTACTGCTGACATTGCTAAAAGAGAAAACCTACTTAATAATTTTATAGCTATAACTTCGCCGGGAGCAACACCGAGTCCTGGTCGGCTGGTGTTCATTGATCAATTAGCAAAAGCAGTTGAGATTGACCCGGTTACACTTAGAAATGAGATCGACAATAATCCAGAAGCAGCAGAGTCGCGAGTTAGAAATTTAACAACAGATCAAGTAATCCAAGCAAATAGCATAGTAACAACATTTACCGAAAATCCGGAAAATTTTGCCCCTCCTATTGCACCTACTGATGCAACATTTATTTCAGATCTATTAGACGAAGATGATATTGCATTCAGCCTGGATACACTAGACGATTCATTTGTGCCAATTGCAGCTGGAGACATTGATCCTCTAACAATGTCTAAGGACACTAGCTTTGAAAAGCCTAATGTGCAAAGTGCTAACAATGTGATTAAAAATACTCAGGGATTTTTTACAGCAAAATCTGCTAACATAGAAAGATCAATCTTTTTGTTACAAGTAGAATTAACTCTGCGGGGCGATCCTTGGTACCTAGCAAGGACATCATTATTACTGCCGGATCATGTTCGTTTAACAGACCGCCGACGAGATGCTCAGTTCTATTTACATATTAAGCAACCGGAGTTATTTGATTCAGATGTAGACGACGAAGATAATAATTCGGGATATAGACAATTTAACAAAGGATCGCGTACATTTTCTGGTGTATACAGAATGTTAAACGTAGTTAATTCTTTCAGCGGCGGAGTTTACACAGTAACAGTGAACGCGCACAAACTATATAATCTAATAGAGCCAATAATTGAAGATGAACCACTAGAGAGTGATCCGCCACCATGAGTAATAAAACAAACAGAAATAGTGCCAATTCGTCGAATCAGATTAAAAAAAGACAAAATGCTGAATCGACCCTTCCTGGAATCTATATAGGCGAAATAGTAGATACACGCGACCTTTCACTGTCGGGCCGCATACGAGTTAGAATCGACGCATTAAGCAAAGTGGGTATTAAAACTGATGGCTACTTTGACTGTATATGGAGTAGTCCATTTGCTGGGTCAACTGATCCTGATTTATTACGCGAGCCAGTAGAAAATTACAAAAATACGCAAAAAAGTTACGGCATGTGGATGGTACCACCGGATGTGGGTAATTTTGTAATCGTTGGTTTTCTCGAAAGCAACGTTAAATATCCTGTTATATTAAGCTGCATGTTTTCAGACAAAAAGAATCACATGGTGCCTGGCATGCCTGCGGGTCAGAGTTTTTCAGACAGCGCATTACAAATGCCTGTGGCAGAAAAAAATAAACTAGATGGCAGACCCACTCACAACGATGCCACTCGACCGGTACACGGAGATTTTGCTGAATCGATTGTGACACAGGGCTTATTACAAGATCCTTTGCGCGGTGCAGGCAGCAGTGGGGCACGTAGGGAATCTCCTAGCGAAGTATTTGGTATACTAACACCTGGACCTCGGGACCCAAATGATGCTACTAATAGACTAGCCGGCCATCAGTTTGTTATGGATGATAATTTAGATTCACGCCTAATTCGTATTCGTTCAGCTAAAGGAAATCAGATATTACTTGATGATAAAAACGGAACAATATACATTATAAACCGCAAAGGAAAAGCGTGGGTTGAATTAACAAGCCAAGGCGATGTACAAATATATTCCGAGTCTAGTATAAACATGCGGGCCAAAGGCAGTTTTAATTTACGTGCAGACCAGGATATTAACATTGAAGCAGGTCAGAATATTAACATGAAGGCAGCTGGCGATACAATAGGACGAACCAATGTAGGATCAGTGCCAGGATTTCTTGCAATCGGACCTAAGGGTAGTGGTGGTAATATTAACTTTGATGCCGCTGCAAGTATTAGCCAATACGCAACTCTTAATCAGCTAATAACTGCAAACGGTGGCGACATCCAATTAAACTCAGGCGGAAGATTCGCTGCTACCGCCGGGGGTAGTAAAGGCATCGACTTATTATCGACCATTGGTCCAATAAAAATATCAAGTTTAGTCGGATCTACAAATATATTAGCGACCGCTGGCGTAAACGTAACATCTATTATTGCAACATCGATAACGGCTCCGCAGATACTTTTAAACTCAGGTGGTCCTCCTGCAATGCCAGCTGCACCTAGCGTGACAGCAAATAGAATAGGCACCAGTTCGCAAAAAGATGCACCACCCGGAGAACCATTATTTAACAAAGATGCAACCGGTAATGTTAGCTATGCACCAGGCGGCGGCCAGCGTGAAGGACGTAGTGCAAGTATCTCAACTATTGTCGGTGTACTGCTAACCGCTGAGCCATACAGTGGACATAGTCAAGCAGATCCACTAGATGTAAGTGCTATAGTAGCAGCACAAGACGCAAGTGCAATAGCAAATCTGCCAGCAAGTTCTGGTTTATTAGCTGCATCCGAAAATAGACCCGACGATGCTATTACACCAGTTGGCATATTTAAAGGCAATGGCTATATTGATGCATCGACTGGTACCTTTGTTGAGGAGTTTGCGCCAGCAAGTCAGCCCCTAGCGGATTATACGCAGTTTAGTGTTATTGCGGACAACTTTCAGTCAGCAAATCAAATTAAAGCAGCAGCAATTGACCGATTATCATCGTTTGCTGCTAGTTATATTAGTGCATTACCTCCTATCCGTTTTGAGACCACTAATGCGTTTAGCCAAAAAGTTATTGCTAGCCAAAAAATTATTTCTGAACAAGCAGCAAGGGCGCAACAATTAGTAATCGACGCACAAGGACAAATACAAGAAGCAACCGATGCAATAGGCAGAGAAATACAAAATGTAGTTAATGAAATAGCAGCACAGGTAGAAACGCAAGAGCAACTTGTAACAGAGCTAGCAAAACGTGGGATAGAAACAATACCGGACGCAGTAGCAGGAGGCGACTAATGAGCACAATTTACAGAGACAAGAAGGGAAACATATTAATTGATTTCAAAGATGGCGTAGGCGACATAGCAGTTAATCTAATATTAATTGCAGATCTCAATCAAGCATATAACAGCATACGCGACAGTATAACAGTTCCTATAACAGAGAATCAAGCATTAGCTCTGGCTAGTTTTGCATTGGATATAGGAACTGAGAATTTTTTGAGCAGCAAAGTGTTAGCATCACTTAATAAAAGTATGTACCAAAATGTTCCTCATTTGATGGCAGAATGGGTGGGAGATGGTCGCAACGAACGAGTTGTCCGTAGGAGTGAACTAGCAGCACGCCGAGCGTACGAAGGCGAACTATTCCAGACGCCATCTGCTGTGTCAATACAGGTAGCAAACGGTAAAGATAATTTAAACTTTTTGCAGCAAGCAGAATCTCTGCGTACACTTAGAAGAGAATACTTCGAAAATTTGTCGTAAAAAAGGGGCGCAAGCGCCCCTTTAGGTATCTCTACGTTTAGGCAGAGATTATGCGGCGCATCTCGCTAAACTCGGGTGGCACAACCTGAGTGTTATAGCGAAAATTGCCCACCAAATTAATGGTGTTAAACATACTGTACTTTTTACTTACAGTATCATAGATACCCATCGTAATGTAACGCTTATCCTGCTCATAGATGCGCTGGAAACGTCCGCCGGTATAATCGGCATAAACACACAATGGATTCAATTCGGAATTACGCTTTGCAGCCTGCTTCCAAATATTATCAAACACGCTTGGTAGTGATACCTTATCTCGGCGCATTTTGCTTTCCTTCTTTGGGAGTTAAAAATGGCTTTCGCCGTCTCACACAATGTTATGTGCTTACTACTAATTATACAGGTACTGCCGCTAGTGTCAAGTTTTCTGGTTAAAACTAATGTTAACAATAACGATAAATAACACTATGACACGATTTGTAGGATTTAGCACAGCAAATAAAGTACGCGCACCGTACGAGTTAAGCGACTCGGCTTTGGTTAAACGAGACCTGCTTAATGAATTTTATACCCGTAAAGGCGAAAGAGTGATGAGGCCGAATTTCGGCAGCATTGTTTGGGATTTATTAATGGACCCGAGTACTAGCGATCTTGAAGAAGCAGTAAGAACAGACATCAATCGTATTGCATCACGTGATCCACGTATTACGGTAAGAGACATACGCGTTCTTGTTGCTGAGCATACTATTCGCGCAGAAGTAGATCTTACGTATATACAGTTAAACGATACTGATACATTATACCTAGAATTCGTACGAAATATATCCCAAGGAGTTAGTTAATGAATAATCGACAAGCCAGCTTGTTTGCTGCGGAAGATTGGCGTATTGCTTATAAAGCATTTAGCCAGATAAACTTCCAGGCATACGACTTCGACAGTGTGCGTAGCGCTCTTGTTGATTATGTGCGAACTAATTTTCCTGAAAATTTTAACGACTATATTGAAAGTAGTGAATTTATAGCTATTATCGAATTGCTTGCCTATCTGTCGCAAAATCTTGCGTTCCGAATGGATGTTAACACACGTGAAAACTTTTTGGAAACGGCAGAACGTCGCGACAGTGTATTTAAACTAGCACGTATGCTGGGCTATAATCCCAAGCGTAATATTCCAGCTAGCGGTCTAATGAAAATAACTAGCGTTAGGACTACCGAGTCATTGACTGATAGCCTAGACGACCAACTGTCTAACCGGACAGTATTCTGGAACGATGTAAACAACCCGCAAAGTTACGAGCAGTTTATACTAATTATGAACGCGGCTATGAGTCGAACTAATCGTTTTACTAGTCCGATCAAGGAGGGAACAGTTGGCGGCGTCAATACGGAACTGTATCAATTTAATACTGTGCTCGGCTCACCGATTGCGTACAATTTTAATCTAACAGTAAACGGAGTGCCGAGAGCATTTAACGTTGTAAACCCAACGTTCAAAGACAACGGTGTGTTTAGTGAACGTACACCTGACACCACAAATTTATTCAACATGATTTACCGCAACGACAGCCAGGGATTTAATTCACCTGACACCGGCTTTTTTGTATATTTCAGGCAAGGTAATTTAGATTCAGTAGATTTTAACTATACAGCACCCTTACAAAACCGCGTGGAAAATATAGGAGTAGAAAATATTACCGAAGGCGATGTTTATTTGCAAGAAATTGATTCAAACGGGCTAGTGCTAAACAACTGGGAACGCGTCGCAAACGTAGTAGGCGAAACACTAAACTATAACAGCGTAGAGCTAAACAACAGAAATTTATATGCAATCGAGAACAGAGGTGCAGATGGTATACGCTTAAGATTTAGCGATGGTAATTTTGCTAACGTGCCTGTTGGACTCTATCGTTTTTGGCATCGAGTTAGCGATCCTGTGCGTTATACTATTCAGCCAGAAGATGCGCGAAACAAAAGTATCACTATACCTTACGCAGACCGTAACGGACGTCGGCAAGATCTTACATTAACCTTTAGCCTCCAGACCACTGTTAATAACAGCTTGCCAGCAGAGGGTCTTAATTCTATTAAAAATAATGCGCCACAGGTATTCTACACACAAAACCGAATGGTAAGTGCGCAAGACTATAACGTGTTCCCGCAAAGCCAGAGCAGTAATATTACTAAGCTAACAGCAATTAACCGTACTCATGCCGGGCATAGTCGTTATATTGATCTAAACGATCCAACTGGTACATACCAAAATGTTGATACATTTGCTGACGATGCATTTCTGTATGTTGAGATAGATACAAAAACAGATCAGGTAATAGTGAACAACAACACAACACCAATTGAAGTAGTTGCTAGCTTTTTGCCAAGTTTGCTGCGTGAGCGAGAGATTAACAATTTTGTATATTATAATATGTACAACGTTTTGCGTGATCCAGCTCGTAACGGATCATTGTCGAATTTTGTGTTTACACCAACTGATAATATTACGTGGAATCCATTGCCGGCACGAACCGAAGGCAAGACAGGATTCTTAACAGAAGAATTTTCTACTCCAGGCACGGTAAATGTGCTAGTAAACAACACGGTTAAAACATCTCAGTTTAAAGAAAATACATTAGTTAAATTTACAAATCCAGCCGACACTGGAGAATTTAAATGGACAAGAATTATTAGTGTAGCTAGTAACGGCGCTCTTAGCGCAGGTGTAAACACGTCTCGCGGCCCATTCGCATTTAGTGAAGAAATTCCAGGTGGTTGGTATGTTAGTGATACTATTGTGTCACTAAGAAAATTATTTACAGTGCCAGAGGCAACGTTAATCGAGCAAAAGATCTCAGACAAGGAAACGTTCGGATTAGGATACGATTTGCTTACCAACACATGGTACGTAATAGAAAATGATGCATTAGACAAATCAGGCCCATATGCTATAAATGGATCGCAGCGAGGTCCGAGCTCGTGGCTCCTGCTGCTTGAGAAAGAAGACGTTAATCAGTTTACATTTAAATATAATGTAACACAGCGCAGCCTAGACTATGTGATACAAAGTGAAGACGACATCCAGTTTTATAATGTTAAGAATGTTAAGGTTGTTGGCAGCAATAATAAAAGTAGTCAAGACTTAATTACATTCAGTACTGTTAATACCAAGCCTTCTACTGTGGAGGTGTATGAATGGGATAATACAGTGTGGGAAAATAAAACAACTGGCACACGTCATGCACCAGCTGGCGTTGGTATTACGTTACCATTGGTTACCAGAGACACCGGCTGGCGAGATATTAGTGTTGCATGGCAAAGCAATTTTGGTATACTAGAATCAACAGGTAGCATAGCAGATAATGCAGCTAATAACAATTATGTAAACGAAACAACTGTACCATTGAATGTGTTTGTGCCAGTTAACGAATCAATTACGTCAGGAACAAATGTTGTGATACAAGAAAATGTTGGCGCTATTACGTTCCTACCGTCGCGTATTAGAATACCATTTAATGCAAATACATTCGGCTCGAATATTATAGACACCAGCGGAAATGCAAGTATTTCATACAAGCAGACGCCGATTGATGGTGCAAGCGGTTCTGAAGTTGTGTTTTTAGCAGAAGTAGGTACGTCTCCGGTTAGCTACGGAGTCGACGGATCTACTATTGATACATCAGCTGAGGGCAAATTATTTTTAATCGATTACGATGTTAGTACACAAACAGGTAATTTAGAATATAGAAATATACAAACCGAAACGCTCCATTCTAGCACAGACGTTACTGGACAAGTTAGCAGCGACAAATTAGTAGTTACTTATTTTGTTAATCGTAGTAATCTAACTGAATCAATCACGTGGGAAATTGCTGATGTCTATACCGAAGCAGATGGTTTTACTGATGCGAGAAAAGTGCGAGTCGCACCGTTTGACACTGATAGCGATCTAGTGCCAGACCGGCCGCGCCAGTTTGCTGAATTTGTAGGAGAGCGAGATTTAGTACTTTTTGAGTTCTTTACTGACCTCGACGGATTTATTTACGATCGTCCTTTCTTTGGCAGAGTGCTCGATGTACGAACAGAAGAAACACTTGATATTAGTGTAGCAGACGACAGTATTACGCCGATCGGTAGAGACCGAGTATCAGTGTCAAGCATTGAATGGATTATTGTTAAAAATCTATCATCGCTTAGCGAACTTGCTCGTGTTCCATCTAGTGCTGGCATGATAGGGTATGTACTTGAGACAAATAAAACCTATCAGCTTACTCCATTAAGTACATCACCTGATGATGTACAGGTAGTGGAATCGCGAGATTATTTTGTTAAGCCGGGTCGAGGCAAAACACAAAACACTACAGCTACAGTACAAACAAGCGGCACTATAAGATGGCAACACGTTGCACCCAATGATGTACGCATCGATCCTAGCATTAGTAACATTGTAGAAATGACTATTTTAACTACAGATTATTTTGAGGAAGTACAGCGATGGCAAGCAGACCCGTCTATAGAATTTCCTCTAGAACCTACCTCAAATGAACTAAGCTCGCAATTTTCGGGACTAAATACATACAAAGCAGCAAGCGACACACTTACATTCCGTAGCGCAAAGTTCAGGTTATTATTTGGGACACAGTCTGCAGAAGCAGAAGCAAATTTTCGAGTAGTGAAACTTAGCGATAATATAAGCGACAATGAATTGAAGACAAGAATTATTAGTACAATAAATGAATATTTTAACGTTAATAACTGGGACTTTGGTGAGACATTTTATTTCACTGAACTCGCAACTTACATACACCAACAATTAGGAAGTTCGTTGGGTAGTATAGTAATTGTGCCTCGAAACACAAGCGGAAAATTTGGCCAACTGTTTCAAGTTAAGTCAGATCCGAATGAATTGTTTATAAGCACAGCTACCGTAAATGATATAGAAATTATCAGTCGACTAGATAATCAAACTCTACGCATCGACAACTAAGGAATACGCATAAATGTCAGACAAGAAGATTTACAATAAGTTACCCGCGGTACATCAGACTACTGCGATTAAAAACTTTTTCGAAAATTCAGTTGAACAACTGTTTAGTAAATCAAATACAGAACAAATTCAGGGATTTGTTGGCTCACCCCGAAACAGAGATTATTCTGTTAACGGTGATTTCCTCCAGGAGCCAACCTACACTAAGCGTTTCTACGGCCTAAGCCCGACAGTTAACACAATAAATCCGGACTCTGCTGAGAGCGAAAATTTTATATTCTACGATGAGTTTATTGACAGCTTAAAAATTGCAGGTGTAGATGTTAGAAATCATAACAAAATCTTCGGTGGTAACTATGCAACCTATTTGCCTCCTGTTAATATCGACAAGTTAATAAACTATCAAGAGTATTACTGGATGCCGCAAGGCCCTGATGCTATTAATCTGCAAGGAACACTAGCTAATCCAATTGATGTCGATCTCGATATTGTTGGCAAAGATTTTTATACAGCACCTGACGGTACAGTACTTCGCAGCGGAATGGTAGTTAAATTCAGCGGTGAATTCGTCATCCCAGAAAACAAAACGCAAACTGAATATATTGTTGAGGGGGTTGGATCAAGTATTTTCTTGCTGCCGCAAGCAGATAATTTTAGCACACGGTTTAGCACATTTGAAGGCGACAACTACGACGACGACGTTCTCAATGATGGCGGTGATGTAGTATACAGCGCAGCTAGTTTAACAAGCGTGGAGGTTATAAACACAGGCATCGGATACAATAATCCAGAAGTTTTTGTGTATGACAACTTCCGTTCAACTGACGCTAATCTTCACGCAGCATACCCCGACCAGGTTATAGTTGAGGATAGAGGATTAGGGATCGAAGAAAATGTTGTTTACTTTTTTAATATTGTAGACAGTGTGCGTGAGACCAGCGAAATAAATGAATACACTGTTCTGAGAGATGTAGCTGATACATACCGTGTGGGCAACCTTGCGGTGCTTGATGCAAATATTTCTTCTGTGGGCGAAATAACAGAAGTTTCTGTAGTTGAGCCCGGTGAAAATTATTTCGGTGAGGTACGTGCCGAAGTTTATCGTCAGCTTGTAGACGTAACTGCTAACGTTGCATTTATGCTGTCACTAAGTGATAGTAGCATTGAGGTAACTGACACTATATATGTAGATTCTATTAGCGGCATCAAGCAAGGCCAGCTTGTTACAGGATTTTCGTTTAACGGAAAAGTGCAGCAGGTAATTGACAACGTAGACAACCCACGTGTAATACTGCAAGAAACTGTTACTATCGATTATGATGAATTTGCTAATGCGTCACTGCTGTCGTTTGTAGGAATAGATTTTGATGCTGAGCTTCGTTTTGAAGACATGCATGTTATAACACCTACTTCGGTAACACTAGATAATACACAAGTTCGTGTAGGTGTAAACCCGAATCAGTTAAATGACTTTTATCTACTAGGCGGAGCAAACGGTTTTGATCAGGACGCCGACGGCGATGGTGCCGGTGACTTAGCATGGGGCGGCTTTGCTGGACAAAGTAATCCAGATTACATTCTCCAGGAGCGTGGCGCAACAAACCGTAACGTGTGGAGCCGTGTAAACTTTTGGTATCACCGCGACAATTTTATTGAAGCAGGTCAACCAATCCCGGGACGAGAATTTCGTGCTAATCGACCTATCATTGAATTTGATCGAAACCTTGAGATGTTTAATCACGGCAAGTCTAGTCTTGGCGCTATTAATCTAGCGGTTAACAGCCTTAATTTTCTTGAAGTAGACGGTAAGGATGTGTCTGCACTAGCAGATAATATTCCGCTGCAAAATGCTACGTTTATTTTTCCTGCAGAAGAAAAAGAAATTTCGCAATTTTTATATACAGCGATTCCTGTAGTAAATGACACTATAACCCTTACTATAATCGGCGACGGAGCTAACGCAGCGGCTACGGCTTCTGTGCAATCATCTGTCCAGGGCAAGGCACGCGGCATCGAAAGTATTAGCGTAACCGATCCGGGCGATGGATATACTGTAGCAAATACTAGCGTGAGTGTAACTAGCGAGTTTGGTGTTGACGTAGAAACAGAAGTAGAAATTGTAGCAGGCCGAATCACTGCTATTAACGTAACAAATTCAGGTAGCGGATTCTATCAGGCCGGCACACTCCGAGTTGAGCGGATAGCTAACCCGGCGTTAAATGCAAGTGACACCAGAGACGGCGACGCTGGTTTCGTTCCTCTAATGCCAACAGTTGGCCAGGTAGTGCAAATTACGTCCGGTGAATTTGGCATAGGCAAAGAATATATATGGAATGGGTTAGAGTGGGCTCTGGCACAAGAAAAAGTACAAATTAATCAGCCACCGCTATTTAATCTATATGACACCGACGGCAACTTCCTAGGCGATACTGCTAGATATCCAGAGACCACGTTTGCCGGTAACGAAATATTTGGCTTTGCTAAAGAAGCACCGACAGCAGATACAGTTAAGACAACAGTAACTGACAGCGAATTAGGAATCGACTTAGTATACCGTCAATTTAAAGCAAGCTCGGAAATACTTTTTGAAAATTATCAGCTTACTAAAACGTATGCATTTTCGCCTGTTGGGTCAGTCGACATGTTTACAATCGACGGTTATTACTATTACAAATTTACTGACACAAATGAGTTTAATGGAGTATGGAGGTTTGTAGACGAGCAAGCAAACCAGCGTATTATTACAACATATTCTGTATCTCAATTAGACGTCGACAACAACCGACGTTCGTTCTTTGTAGGTTGCGTGCCGGATAATAAGCCGAGCGTAGCAAGTGGATTTGATATAAGAATTCATGTTAATGGCGAGCAGCGCACAGATTTCACATACGGATTTACCCGTGAAGGTTTTGTTGATTTTGACAATGCAAATTTTGCGTCCGGCGACTTTATCGAAATAAGTGCTAATAGTGTAAATGGATTAATAAGCGATACTAGCATCAGTAAATTTGAGCTACCGCTTAGCTGGACACGTAACTATAGTAACGAAGATGTTGAGTTCACCAGCGAGCCAGAATACCTCGAGCATTTTGCTGATTACATGGCAAGCCAAGACAGTTTCCGCGGCAACCGATTCGGCGCAAACAATTTTAACAGTACTGAGCGCGATCCGAAACATGCAGACAAAATTGTGCAAACTAACCAGGACATTTTACTTGGATCGTTTTTGCTTGATGATCAACCACACAACCTCATTGACGCAATGCGTTATGTGAGCGAAGAGTATGCAAAATATCGCAACCGGGTCCGTCTCGAAATTAATAATTTTTACCTGTCAGACGACATAAGTAACTATACAGCAGAAGAAGTATTAGAGCAAGCATTACGTAACACTATTGCTTACAAAGTCGGTCGCGAGATTTTTAACAGAACGTATGTAATTCCGTTCGGCGACACTTATACAACAGAAAGATTCGACGTTGCGTTAAACCAAACACAATTCGTATTTAATACATTTGTTGAGTTAAATCGAATCGAAAACAGCATATTGGTTTACCTAAATAATCGTCTGCTAGTTAGTGATGTTGATTACCAGGTTACAAACTTTAACCCAATAACTATTAATCTGTTGCCAGCTGCTGACGCATTCACTAGCGACGACCTGGTTGTTAAATTCTACGATGAAAATCGCGACAGCGCAGAGTGCCCACCTACTACAAGCACCATGGGTCTAACCGCGCTGTATCAACCAGAAATAATTACAGACACTTCTTACAGCACTCCTATTGACGTGCTAGTGGGGCACGATGGCAGCCGCACGCCACTATGGGGCGACGAGCGAGACAGCATTTATTTAGAATTCGAAAAACGTATTTTTAACGCAGCTAAGCGTGAATTCCGCCAGGCAAACAGCGTGCCAGACTACAGCCCAGTTGATGTTAAAGAAGGCGCATTCCGCAGCACAGGTTACAGCAACCGCGAATGGACTGATATGTTGCGCCATGACTTTGCTAACTGGGTAGTTGACAACAAATACGATGCAGTAGTAAACGAATATTATGACGCAAATGATCCGTTTACTTGGAACTATTATCCCGACGGCGAGCTGCCGGGACACTGGCGTGGACTGTACACCTACTATTATGACACAGTTCGGCCACATTCACATCCTTGGGAAATGCTAGGCTTTACTGAGCAGCCAGGATGGTGGGACGAGTTTTACGCAATTATTGAGCTCGACGAACTTGGCCGAGCAGTGACTTCCATTGACTATAGCCCACGTAACACAATGTTGTGGAGTGATCTTGAGGAAGGTATTATACGTCTAGGTGTAAGAGAAAATTTTGTTAACAATCGCTACCTAGCTAACAACCCGTATCGTCGATTAGGTCTTAGTCAAATAATTCCTGTCGCTATTAGCGGCGAACTGCTACCTCCTAGTGAAGTATTCTCAACTGGTAGCACAACTATTAGTCGTACATATGATAATGTTGACACCGGAAACCACGACGATGTTTACAGCTTCCGTACTACAAGCTGGCTAAACACCGACGGTGTAAATGTAAGCTATGCTAACACATCAGTCTACGTTGAAAGTCAAGGCATTGTAAATCACGCACTACCTGAAGCAGAGACAGTAGCAGTAATTGGTCGAACAGAATTAAACGGCATAGAAATTACGGAAGTGGATACATCATATGCTATTAAACGTGTTGACCTCGAAGTAAACAGCAGCAACCAATCAGCATTGCCGGTGGACGAAACAATAGCGGTGCTAGTAAACGGTCTGCCACTAAAAAGCTACATTAGCAGCACTCAACGTAACAATATGTGGACATATGACAATGTACAAATTTCGGATAATGTAGAAGTTATAAATGATGCTAGCGACGATGTAGGATTGCTGCGTTATAATATTATTGAATCACGTGTCATCGGTTTAGATGAGTGGGGCAGCGAAACAGCAAGTCCTGTGGTCGGATGGGCATTTGACGGCTACCCAATCTACGGACCTTACGGCTACAGCGACCCAT